GAAACATTAATTTTTTGAGTTTCTACTTTAGGAGGCTCGTTTGAAATTCTTTTTATATCAACAGTAACTTCTCCTACATTTTCTTCACCATTTGCATTAACTACTTTATAGGAGAAGCTATCAGCACCTTGACCTGATGGTGCATTATTGTTAGGGCGATAGCTAATAGTACCGTTCTTATCTACTACGGCCGCAGTACCGAATTGAGGCTGTCTTTCAATACCTAAAAGTGTGAGAGTTACATTATCTGGGATACTGTCATTATCAAAGACATTAATCTGTCTAGTAGGAGTTGTTGATCCTAAGATACTGGCTTCTATAGTGTCTCCTTGTAGTACGTATCCGCCGGAGCCAAATGCGATATTGACATCAGGGAGTATGATATCTGGGAATGGCGGGGGTGGTTCGGCTAATTGAGCTAGTATCTCAGTAAACTGATCCTGTAGTTTACTATCAATAGCGTCACTTATTTGTAGATCTATATTTTCTTGCTGTAAAGTTAGTAATTGATCTCTAAGACTTGCTATTTCATCAAGAAGGGGCTGTATGTCTTCTGTAGTTCTTTGAAATCCTACAAGTTCACCGCTTTTTCTAACTAAGTATTCGTGAGAGTTATTAGCACCGTTTATCGGTATTGAGAGAAAAAGGTTTTCATATTCGTTAAAAAAATCTTCTATAGTAAAAATATCTGCTGCAGCTTGTACGCCAAACGTAGTAAATTCACGGCCTCCGACTACTCGGGAGAATTGATCTTTATTATAAACAGTTTTTCTAAGATCGACCTTAGCCATTTCTTACTATCTTAAAGATATTTTTATTGTCTACAACAGTAGTACTTCCGTCTAGTGTAGTTTTAATGAGTAGTCTGTAATAACGTTCTGGTTGTAATCCATCCATATGTACATCAAAGTAGGGACCGTTACTGTCGCAGCTAATTTTAGTATAACTAGTATTGAAATCTACTACCATTTCTTCTGTGTTTTCATCTCTTAGACCCCAATACGAAGCCGTAGGTAAAGCGTAGTTAGTTAAGTATACGGAAGAAGTTGTAAAAGTCCTAGCAGGATAGGTAGGTTTTGCAGAAAGTCTAAATCTCTGTTTACCCTCGTCTACATACTCCCCTTTGTTATTTTTAACATTTATTTGTGCTTGACTATTATCAAGAACTGAGAGGCTTCCTGTTTCGTAAGAGCTGTCATCCCATCTGAATTCTAAAGATGGTGGGTAGATAGAATTGGTATCTACTCCAAAGTACCGTAATTGAACTGATCTTGATACGTTAAATTCTAGATCGTTAGGTAGTTTGAGAATAAATCCGTTGTTATTAAGTGATTCGCTGTAAAATATAGTAGTAGCGTTCGTAACGTCTATTTCTAGGTCTAAATCAGCATTTAATGCAAAAGATTGGCTAGCTTCAAGATTTACTCCGGCAGACCCGGTATACCAAGTACCGCCTCCGGATTGCCCTGATATTGAGTACCCGGTAATTCCTGCTCCGAAACCTGAGGTAAGCCAGGCGTTAGTTTCTTGAGCTCCTCTATATTGCCAACTTACTCCAGATTTGTCTATAGGTAGATCGCCAAATTTTCCAGTACCGTTTTCCCAAGTATCTGAAATAGGATAAGCAAAGAGAGAGTGAGAGACAGGAAGTTCGTTGGCTTCTGCTAGATACCCTCTTAGGTAAGCATTCCAAGAACTAGAGCCAACTTTACTATTTACGACGTTTTGTATTTCAGAAGTGGCAAACTTAACTATAGTTCTCTTAGTTCTACCTGTACCTGAAAAGTCGGTATAGCCGGCTATTTCTAAGATTTCATCTTTACCTGCATTACCTTTGACTCCTTCGCTAAAAATGAAAGTATCTGATTCGGGAAAAATTCTATATATTGCCATTTTTATAAAGTTGTGATTCTACCTTGAATATCTGCTAGAGGAAACTTAACCTCAAAGATGCACGGATCTAATGATGGGTATACTATATTACCTCTTGTAGCTCCTTCCACATCGTAAGCATACTGAGAGTACGTCCTGCTTGCTTCTGTGCCTGTTTTATTTACTACCTTTATACTCTGTACGGACTGGACTCCTTTTACTTTATCTAGTAACGTGAAAATTGGAGAAAAGTTAATAGGTTGATTTATAGACCAATTTGATATATTAAAATATTCAATCAATTTATTTGTACAGTTGAGTAGTACGTCTCGCCCAGGATAGTTAGGTAGCGGTAGTATTTCAAATTGTACTCCAATGTTTACTATAAAGGCATCTTTTATGTTTACAGAGTCCGTAATCATAGTATACTGCGATAGGTAATTCTTCAAATTGTTTTTAAGCGAAGAAGAAGCAGTAGTTAACTTACCTTGAATGTCTTGACTCAGAATGTACAGTGATATAGCTAGTGGGTTCTGATCAATAGAGTCTACGTTGCTATCTGTATTAGAGAGTTGATCTTGAGTTGCGTAAGCTTTACTTATTGAACCGAATCTAGGAGGAAGACTTAAAGCCCTGATTGAATAATCTTTAAGTGAGACTACTCTGCCCTGTTCGTTAAAAGCTCTTAGAGAATTTTGACGTAGTTCTTCTACTGTATCTCCGTCTTTACCGCCCTCTGCAGGACGGGGATTATTGACTGAAAGTCTAGATTTAAAATTACTAGTGTCGGGGGAGGTTATCGCTGTAGTTATTGTATTAACTGTATTAGCTAGTTCATTTGCGGCGACGCCTCCTCCTTTTAAATATTTTATAGTTAAGGTGGTCCCTGCTTGAGGAGCAAGACCGTAGGATTGAGTAAAGAGAAAATTAGAAGGGTCGTAAGCAATATCTAACTTACTTACCCCTTGAGCGGTACCCATTCCAACATTAAGTGGATTCGGTACTATATCAGAATCGCTATCTCCAGTAATACCTGAACCGAATTGTATTTCAAGCTGTCCAGTGGAATTAAATCTAGTTACAAATCTTCTAGGAGTTCTTATGAGAGTTAAGTTATTCGGGACTAAATTGTTATCCGGTTCGTTATTTACTGCTTCTGTAAAAATTGTATCTTGACCTAAAAACGGAACCTCATACCAGGTATTGTCGTTATCGTCAACAATACTTAAGATTCCTATTATACTATCATCATCGATAGCTATTGTAGCAAATTTCTCTACTACGTCGAACGTTCTTGTGATACTTACTATTTCAGAAGAGTAAGCTTTACCTTTCTTAGTTAATGTATACTGAGTTGGGTTTCCTGATTCGTCGAAATCCGAGATACTAACAGTAGTCGGGTCGTAAGAGCTTGAGAAGTTAAAATCCACTGTTTTTTGAAGAACGAACTGAGTTCCGGTACTTGAACCGGCTTTAACAATAGAGTTTTCTTCTAACTTTCCGGCCTGAGAGTAGTTAGGGTAAAAGTTAGGACTAGATCCCTGAGCTCCTACTGTTAGCGAAACCTCTAATTCAACTTCGGAGGCTGATGAGACTTTAGGACGGTACCCCATCATATAAGCCATGGAGTACAAATTACCCGGGTCTTTAGCGTGTTGAAGAAAGGTTTCCTGTAGCTGTGTATCTTGGTAGAAAGACAAGACATCGCCAACGTAAGAAGCCATTTCAATAAACATCATACCTGGAGAAGTGGGTGAGAAGTCATTGTAAGAATCTGGAAAGTAATTTTTAGCAAATTCAATCAATTGACCTCTAAAGTCGCCAAATTCTCGGTTTATATACTTTATATCTCTCTCTTGAGCCATTATTGTTCTATATTAATGGAAATTTCATCTTCTATATCTGTTTCTGTCACCTGATACCTTATGTAAAAAACTAGTGTATTACTGTCGATATCAGATGTTAATACTGTTTCTTTCAGTACGATTCGAGGAAAGTATAACTCGATAGTTTGAATTATTTCTCCTTTCATCCGTCTCAAAGAACCCTCAGTAATATTTTCAAATAAATAACCTCTTAGCCCAGCACCTAAATTAGGATTAAGGTACCTCTCACCTCTACCTGTAAGGAGTAAATTGATTAAATTAGCTTTTATTGCATCTTTAGACTGATATGTGGAGTTAAAAACGGCTTTTCCTGAAAATGGTAAAGAGACTCCAATAGCCTTTCTTGGCTGTAAATCTAATGGATCTATCCTCTTTACGTCGTAAGCCATTACGCTCCTACTCTAAATTTATCTTTTTCTAAAGATTTTTGGTAAACTGTTGCTGCTTTATTAACGAAGTCTAACTGGCTTATATCAATACCGTGTTGTGGTCCGGTAGGAGTTGATACAGGTACGGAGTTGCTGTTAAAGTTCATCGATTGCATTCCCGGTTGTGCTTGGCCTCCCATAACGTTTTTAAAGTCGTCTCTTGTCATTGACTGTTGTGTCATATTAAGCATTTCCATAATAGGATCTCCTGATTTAGGAGTTTGTTTTTGTACCGGTTTAGGTGCAGGTTGCTTAATTGGCTGAGACGCACTTGAGACGGCTTCAGTAAGAATATCTTTTATTTCTTCTCGTACGGCTTCCCGTACAGCTTGTTTGATTATATTTTTTAATTGTTCTGCCTTCATACTAATAAATATGGTTTACTTAAACTTGTGAATTATCTATATTAAATTTTAGTTCTTTCTTTAAAACCTCTGGTGTGGAGCTAAAAGAGGGTGAGCTTTCAAATCTCTTTATACCCTGTTTGTTTAAAGCAATAGCTTGTGCTTGCGGTGCTCTGGTAATAGGAGACACTACTTCAACTAACTTTAAGGTATATACGGTGCCATCAGGACCTACGTACTCTTCCAACCCTTCGTCAAATGCAGCAGTGGCTATACTCCTTGCACTTGTACGTTCTACAGAGGTACCTAGTGTATTATTTAAATTTTGAATACTAAGTGCTGCTTCTCCCTCTGTACCGTCTATAATTTTATCTAGCTCTTCCTCATTAAGTGAAACACCGGCTTCTTCCGCTATATTGCAAAATTCCAGTACTGTGTCTACTCTTGAGCTTAGATCTGATGCTTTATTAAGTACTTGAGTTAAAGAGCCGGCTTGACTAACTAGACTTTCTATAGAGTCTTTACTGGTTTTCAATTGAGTTCCGAATTCTTTAGCTAGATGTAAGATGTCTGAGAATGTGGAGGTTACCCCGGCTGTAAGGGCTATACCGGGAATGGGTAACCCTTTTAAAAAAGGTACTAATTTAAGAATAGAGTCGGATGCTATGCCTAAGGGTCCGGCAAGTCTTTGAAATCTATTTAGCTTATCTTTAATATTGACCGAAAGATCTTTAATCGAGTTAATTTTAGTTTTTACTGTGTCGGCTTTTTCAGGAGTAGGGCATCCACCTTTCATATCTTCTTTGATAGAGTCTAGGGTAGAATCAACCGTAGATTCGAATTGCCCTCTTAACTTCCCGATCTGGGTAGCTATTGAACCTTCTAAGCCTGTTTCCGGGATATTGACGTAGGGCATTATTCTGTAAAAACTTTTTTAGATTTTAAAGATTCCAACTTAGATTTAAAGGTCTGTATCTTAGGGAGAATTCCTTGAGAGGCAGCAATTAATTGAACATGTGCGGTCGCAGGTGTTGCTAGGGAGTGAGTGGTAACTAGACTGGTTAAAGCACTAAGTATATCAGACAGAAGCTTTATTGTGATATCCCCTTTCAGTACAGGTTCTTTAGCTTTTGCTCCTAAGTATATTTTTTGACTATCGATAGAGGTGTACTCTATACCGTCTAAATTTAATGTAGAACCTACTAAGTTTATTGAATTAATAGAATTAAGTATAAGGTGGTCTTCTTTTGCATGAAAGACTAACCTTCCGCTGTCAATAACTACTTGATTCCCTCTGTACTTATCTAATTCTACAGGTATACTGTCTCTAAAAGTATCGTTCTTCTTATTTACAGTCTCCACCGTTACTATATGGTCAGAAGTAAGGTAAATAGAAGATGAGTCAGCATTTATGTCCTCCACGTACCTATCTAGAGAGTCCTCATCACTCTGACCTACTCTTACTACTGTGAATGGTTTACCGTTATTGGATCTGTCTTCAAGGGTAAGTGGGCTGTTTTCGTGAAAGTAACCAGAGAATCTTATGCTTTGACCTAACCTACCTTCTATAATAGAATCGCCTGGAAAGGGGTGTAGGCTTCTCATAGAAGATACTTCTTCAACGTCTTCTCCAAGCGATATATCTTCATCACTTAAGTTTATATCAGGGGATGCATTATGGTGAGCGTTATTCCATACATTAACTATTTTAGTATAGTATGCTTTCGGTTTGTAGGAGGTCTCAACTACTGAGTCAGCGACATCAGTTACTATCTCTACTAGTTCATTTACTAGAGGTACTTTTACTATTGAAACGTTACCGCAGTATG